GAAAAAAACCCCCGAATGTGAAAGCACGCCGGTCTAGGCCGCAGGGGGGTCCAGAGATCGGACCACCCCCCCCTATCGCCTGTGCCGCGCCTCTTGCCGCTGCTTTTCGCTGTCGTGACAGGTCTTGCACAGGCACCACAGGTTGCCGTCGTCCCAGAACAGCACTTCGTCGCCCCGGTGCGGCACCCGATGGTCCGCCACCAGCTTTGACGTGTCCGCTTCCAGCCGCCTGCACATCCCGCAGGTGAACAGGTCCCGCACAAGCACCGACCAGCGCTTCCGCTGCCAGCGCGCGGTCTTGTACCACCGCCGCCATGCCAGCCCCGCATCCCTGTCACGCGATGCCTCGGCTGCACTCTTCGGTTCCAGGAACCCGATCCTTGGCGGCAAGCGGGTCAGCACGGGGGCCAGATGCTTCAGCCTTGCCACCCGCGCCTCCCGGTCACACCCGCCAATCACCCAAGCGAAACGCCCGCGCGGCAGGACCGGCGGGCGCAACTGTGGATAATGACAAGAGTCATGCGCACAGACTGACTTTATGTCAATCCCCTATCTTGCGCCCCCATGCAGATCATACCCCTGCATCCGGTCAAGCGCCCCACAAAGGGCGGTCCGAACCCCCGCAAGATACTCCACCTTGACCGACCAGCCATGCGCCTGCAGCACCCCGCCCGGCGTCATCCCGGCCAGACAGACCATATCCACGACAGACCTGTCGCTGATCCCCACCCGGCTGCCCCGCTGTGACGGCCGCACGCGCCGCAGCACCAGCGCCTGCCCCGGCCCGATCCGCCCGTGCAGCCGGTCCAGCTCACGCCCCACCGCCAGATAGGCATCCATGAAATCGCCACCCGAACCGCCTTCCCGCCCCGCTTCCAGCGAGGCACAGCGCACGCCCCCCGCCGCATGCCGTTCGGTCAGCCCGCGATAGGACCGCGCCATGTACACCTGCCCCGGCGTGAACGGGGCCACAAACCCCGCCGCATCGCCATGCCGCCGCCGCGCCTGAGCGATCATCAGATCGAACACATCCGCCTGTTCCAGCCGCTTGCCCAGCACCCGCTTGGTCAGCCCGTTCACCACCTCACGGTCGGTTTCAATCCGCATCGCACCGCGCGCCGGGGCCACCGGCACCGGCCCCACATCAGCGGGCGGCGTGGCACGGGCCAGCACCGCCGCCACCGCCTCGGCCTCGATCCCCTTGCGGAACACCGCCGCTGAAGGCCCGGCGGGTTTCCCCGCCAGAGCCATCATCGCATCGATCCGGTCCTGCGGCCCCAGTTTCACCATCCTGCACCTGCCCGCCTTCTATATTTTGTGGAACCTTCCCGTTTCTTATCTATCCCTTGCTTTTCGCTGTTTTTTTTTGGGGAGGATAGGGAGGATCGACAGAAAGAATGGGAGGATGAAGTATGGAACATTCCGCAGATAAACCCGAACCATACCAACAGGTTGCAGCAAAACGCGGGAGGGTGGGGATAATAGGGACCATAATTGCAACGCTCGCGCATGACCCCCCTTTTCCTGTTTCCGGCCCCCACACCCCTCGCGCGCATACGCAAGGGTGTCAAAATTCATCCCCATGCTCCCCATGCTCCCGAAAACCGGCACAAGCCTTTGATCCGTCAAGACGTCCCCCCGCACCCCTGATCGCCGCCATCCTCCCGCCCCGCACCGTCCATCGTCCCTATCCTCCCGAAAGGCAGGTCCATCTGGGGTGCGGGGTCACCGGCCTGCGGGCGCAGCGTGGCCCGGAAATGCGCCCGCACGATCCGCTGCATCACCAGAATCTGCCGCGCCGACGGCTGAAACCGCCCACTCCGCGCCCGCTTGACCATCGACGCGCAGAACGTCCGGTCCCAAGGCAACAACGCCGCAGACTGCACAATCACCGGCATCCAGCCCAGCAGCCGGTCCACCTCACCGGGAGGGGTGGCCGCCTCGATACCGGAACACAGGGACAGATAGCGCAGGCTCACTCCCCGCCCTCCATCCGCCCGCGCAGCACCCGGCCCTGGGCATCGCGCGGCAGGTCTTTCCAGCGCTGGCCGAACACCGCGTTGAACTGAATCCCGTCGTAGAAATGGGTCGAAGACTTGCGCGCCGTAAACCGTTGCCCGGTCACCGGGCTTTTCCACCGGTCCGCCTTTTCCTTCAGCTTCATGCCCACTGTCTTCGGCTTCCACTCTCCAAAGCCCCGGTCGGAATTCCAGAAATTGAACGCCTCGCCCAATTCCCGCGCGCCGATGCTGTCGCGGTGATCCCCGGTGATGACACAGCACTGCTCCAGGAAGGTGCCCACAGGATCGCTTTCCTCGCGAAATTCCTTGGTGGCATCGCTGACCAGCCCCGGCACGGCCAGCCCGCCCTCCAGGTAATCCAGCAGCCCGTCGCGCAGCCGGTTCAGAATGCCGCTGCGTTCTTTCTGGAACAGATACTCGCCAAGGTCCTTGTCGCGCCGCCCTTCCGGGATCTGCACATCCCACGGCACCAGCAGCAGCCGCCGCCAGATCCCGTCATCGGTGCCCCGTACCACCGGCTTGTGGTTGCCGCTGATCGTCAGCTTGAAATAGGGGTTCATCTCGACGAAATCGCTGTTCAGGGCGCGCACCATGATTGGCTCGCCCCCCGTCAATTCCTTGATCAGCTCTTCCTGCAGCGGCTCGCCCTCGCGCGGTTCCGATGCCCGCACGAACCGCGCCCCGATCAGCAGCATCAGGTCGGGCGTGGCATCACCGCCGCCGCGCCGGTCCACCCCGGTCAGCGACTTGATCTTGGCCGAGGCCGCATAGTTGTCCAGCATCCGCGCCACCAGATCGGCCAGCACCGATTTGCCGTTCGCCCCGGCCCCGTACCAGAAGGCCAGCATCTGCACCGGCGTGGCGGTCATCGACAGGCCCAGCCAGCGCAGAATGAAGGCCCGCATCTCCGGGTCCGGCTGCACCTCTTCGAAAAAGGCGTCAAAGCGCGGGCAGGTGGCAGCGGGGTCATAGACCACCGGCATCATCTTGGTCATCAGCTGCGCCCGGTCATGCGGCAGCAGCTGCACATCCGCCGTCCGGCTGAACCCCTGATCCGGCCCGCCCGACACCGAAAACCGCAGCACCCCGGATTCGGTGTTGATATCCATTTCCGCCGCATCCAGGCTGTCCAGATCATGCGCCAGCGCAATCCCGCCTTCGGTCAGCAGCGCGTCGATCTTGCCGGTGTTGCCGGTGCTTTTGGCAAAGCGGCGATGGTCCGCCCGCTGCGCCCCCAGCCGCTTTTCAAACTCTCCAATGGCCGTCATCTGGCGGCGCAGATCGGCCACCTTCGCCTCAGATTCCGGATCATCCCCTGCGGCTTCAATCGCCTTGATCTGGTCGGCCAGGTCACGCTTGCGCGCGATCTGGGCCATCATCCAGTCTTCCAGCACCAGGAATTCCGTTTCGGTTTCCATCCGGCCCGAAACCTGCTGCGCCAGCCGCCGCGTGGCGATCCGGTCCGGGTCCTTCTGCCAGACCTTGCCGGTCCAAGTGAACCAGCCCAGGCGCGGCACCCACATCACCTGATCGCCGAAATAGGTCACGAACCGCTGGCCATTGCCAAAGTCATTAAGCGGAAACCCCGCCGCCACCCGTTCCGGCGGCTCTGCCGCCCCGCCCCCCGGCGGCGGTGCCGCGCCGCCCGGCGCGGGCCCCATGCCGGCCGGCAGATCAATATCCTCGGGCGCGGCCATCACCGCGCGCACCCGCGCAAGGCTGGGGTCAGTCATCCTGCACCCCCGGCGCATCCGCCCCCATCAGCACATCGTTCAGGTCCACCCCGGCCCCGGCATGCACGATCTGCGCCCGCAACCCGGGCCGCAGCAGCATCGCGCGGCGCAGCCCCGCCACCAGCTTGGCCCGCGTCAGCTTCGGGTCACTGTCGCCATCCTGCACATAGATCAGCCGCTCTACCCAAGGCGGCGGCACAAAGGCCTCCGCATCGCCCAGATCGGGAATCCCGTCAAACCTCTGGCCCTTCCCCAGCTGGCGCTGGCCGGCCATATTGCCCAGATCGACCCCGGCCCAGTAACTCGCCCCCGCCACCGCCCCTGCAACACAGGCCGACAGCGTGGTTTCAATCCCCTCGCCCATCACCAGCACCGGTCCATCGCCCCGCGACAGCCGGATCGCCCCGCCCTTTTTCGCGCCCAGCACCTTTTTCGCCTGCAGCCCTTCGCCCGTGAAGGGGTCGGTGATCACCGCCTTGCCCTTGGGCTGATCCAGATCAAGCCAGGTGCGGTGCACGGCGCAAAACCGGTTGTCGGCCCCCTGAATCGCCGCCAGCATCGCCGGGCCGCAATGCACCTCCCGCCAGACGCCGCCGCCGTCGCTGACCATGTACGGCAGCGCCGGATGAAACCGCAGCGCGGGCGCAAGCCGGGGATACAGCCCCGGCTCGATCCCCCGCCGCGTCAGATAGTCCCGCACCGCCGTGCCTTCCGCCGCCATCCCGGCGTTCCACACCCGCCGCGCATCGGCCACGGCCCGCGCCCGGTACTGCGCCGCCTCATCCGCCCGCGCCTGCCGGTTGGCCTCTGCCGCCTGGTCCCGCTGCGCCCGTTCTGCGGCGCTGATCTCCTGCCGGGGGCCGCAGAGCCAGTCCAGCGCCTCGGGAAAGCTGATCTGCCGCACATGCATGACCAGCGCGATCCCATCGCCCTTCGCCCCGCATTTGCGGCAGCCGAACACGCCCTTGCGCGGGTTGATCCCGAACCGGTCATCCCCGCCGCACTGCGGACAGGGTCCGACCCGTTCCACCCCGGCCCGCCGCAACCCTTCGATGCACAAAAGCTCCGCCACCTCCGCAATCGGCTTGGCCAGCGCCTCGGCGCGGCGGGGATCATCGGGCCAGGCCATGGTCAATCCGCCGTCGCCCGCGCCCGCAGCACGGCCCCCACCCGGTCCTGCGCCACAATCCCCGGCTCCGGCACCAGTTGGCGAAACCGCGTCTTCAGCGCGTCAAAATCGATGCCCAGGTCGGTGGAAATCCAGCCCAGCTTGTGCCCCTTGGCCAGCCCTTCCAGCAGCGCCAGATCGACCTGCGGCGTGAACGGGGCCGCGTTGCCCAGCCGGTTCAGCCGGTCTTCAATCTCGCGCCGCCACACCGGCACGCCCGGATCGAACGGCGGCGCAGGCGGCACAACGGCCTCGGGCACCGCCCTGACCGGCTGCGGCGCGGCAACCGCTTCCGCCGCCATCGGCGCGCGCGGCGGCGCATCTGCCGGTCGCGCCAACTGCCGAATTTCACGCTCGCGAGTCAGAATCCGGTCCTTCAGAACCGAAGACGTCCGGTTGCTGATCGTACCGGCACTGCGCCCCAGATGTGCCGCCGCCGCTTCCATCATCGCGCCATAGCGCTTGGCCCGGCTGACCCGGTTCTGCGCCACCGCCGCGACCAGCCAATCGTCATCCGCTGCAGTCCAGGGTCGCTGCCCGACCGCACCCGGCGCTGCCGCATCGGTCTGCCCCTGCGCCCGCACCTTGTCCCTTGAATACTTCTGCCCGTTCAGATACAGCGCCACCGATTGAACGCTGCGGTTCAGATCGCGGGCAATCTCGGCGGCGCTGCGCCCCGACAACTGGTCCATGAACGCCTTTTCCGCAACGCTGAAAGGCCCGGTCACCTTCCCGGCTGTCGCTGTCTCGGGTGCCGGGGGCGGCACCACCACCGCAGCGGGCCGCAGCGGATCATACCCGGCAGCGGGCGCACCCACCGGCGTGATCGCAACCCCCTTCCCCGGCAACACCACCTGCAGCGTGATCCTCAGCTCTGCCTCGGCGCTGACCTTAACCAGCGCCCCGTTCTGCGAAAGATCAAGCACCAGCTGATTCAGCTTGCGCAGCACATGCTCACGCAGGGCAATGGCGCGGGCCTGTTCCTGCGCGTTCACCAGCAAATCGTCGATGACATTGCTCATTCCAGCCCCCGCAGATGATCCGCCAGCGCCTGCAGCTGCTGCGCCGTGTCAGGCCCGACAAAGAGATTGGCCAGCAACAAATCCCCGGCCGGAAACCCGTCGATGCCCAGATGCAGCTGCACCGCGCCCGCAACCTCGACCACCGACACCTGATGCGTGCCCAGCGGAAACACCCCGCGCGGGGTCACCCGGATCGTGTGCGCCCGCATCATGCCCGCCGCCTGTGCTGCGTCGGCACATCCCACCAGCGCGCCGGCATCCCGCCGTCCCGGTTTTCCGGGCGCTTCGCCACGTCCTCAACCTCGTTGCTGGCGGCATTTATCCGATAACGCAGGCCCAGAATGGCCGATCTTGTGCAGCGCATCCGCACCGCCACCACGGCGGCAGACAGGCCCTGCCGTTCGGTCAGGTCCAGAATTTCCAGCACCTCGCGGTCGGTCCATTCCCGGCTCATGCGGGCATCCTCAGCGTCTCCGCCACCCGCCCGGTCAGCGCCGCACTCAGATCGGCCCGCAGGATCCCGGCCAGCACGCGGCCGGCATCGGTCACGGCGCGCGTCCGGTCCCCCGGCGTTGTCGCGGCCAGCATCTGCTGCGCCGCACCCGTAAGCCGCGCCGCCTTGCCCTGCAGCGGCACCTTCGGCAGCGCCTCTTCAACCAGCGCCAGCAGGGTGGCGCGCTCTTCCGGGTACTGCCAGTCGATCACCAGCAGCGTCATCGCCCGGATCACAATCCGCTCCTCGGCCGTCATCACCACGCCCCCCGGTCAAGATCATCCAGAAACACCAGCACCGTTTCGCCCACCACCGGGCCGAACGACCACGCCCGCTCCAGACAGGCCTTGCGCGCGTCCGGCCAGCCGTCCCGGTTCGCCTGACCCGGCGCATGGCCGCGCATGAAGGCCCAGGCTTCCAGCCCGTCGATCAGCTTCACCCAGCGCAGATCCTCACGCGAAAGATCGTCCAGCACCGGCCAGCCCATCGCTTGGGCGGCAAACTCCAGTTCCGCCTCGCCATGGGCGGCGGCAATTTCGGGCTGGGCCTGCTTGAACGGCGCAGGCAGATCGCCCGCCCAGCGTTCGCCCAGATCGTGATGCGCCACCGCCCAGATCAGCGCCACCGAGGGATCGGGATGCAGCGCCAGCAGCAGCTGCACACAGCGCCCCTGATGATCGGCCGTGGTCTGCCCCAGCCGCGCCATCCCCGGGTTGGCGTGATACCGCTGCACCCCGCCCGCCATGTAAACCTGCGCAAGGCTCATGCCGCCACCTTCTCGGGCAGCGCCCAGCCAGACCCCCAGACGGTCCGGATCGCGTCGCGGCCCAGCTTCGCCCGCAGTTTCATGATGTAGATGTCCACGATCCTGTCCCTCACCTCGCTGTCATGCCCCCAGACGGTCAGAAACAGCGGCTCCCGCCCCAGCGCGCGCGGCGAGGCGCGGTTCAGCGCATCCAGAACCTCCGCCTCTCTCGACGTCAGCCCGTAGCGCTGCTGCAGCGCCAGCACCGCCGCCACATTCGCCCCGGTCAGATCATCGATCAGGTCCAGCGCCGCCCCCAGCCGTTCCTGCGGCGGCAGCGCCAGAATGGCGTCGCGCAGCGCCGTCATGCCCGGCCCCCCGCGAAAAAAGCCCTGCCGCCGGACACAGCGGCAGCAGGGCAGGTGGCCCGCCACAGGGAAGGAAGGCGGGGGCAAATCATGACAACACCCGGTCGCCTTGCGCGGGCGCGGGCAGGTTTTCGACAAGGTCGATCAGTGCGCACACAGCGGGCGGGCGGCGGATGCGATAGCGGAGGATGGGCCCATAGCCCAGATCATCGCAGACCCGCCGCAGTTCTTTGCGGAACCAGCCGGTTCTGACCGTCTGCCAGCGCCAGAAAAAGCCGGGATAATCCCAAGTGATGGAAAACCCATCCTTGAGAATAACCTCGCGTTGTATCCACTCCATTTCCACATACGCCGACCCTTTCCAGACAGGCGCAGCCCCGTCGTGCTCGATCCACGGCCCCCAGTCGCCGCTGCTGGAACCCGCGCCGGTCATTTCAAGCCCCCGGAATACTCCCCCGAAAACTTTCCCAGCCGCCGCGCGGCGCGGGCGGCCCAATACTCGCCCACCGCAGTCAGATGGCAGGCGGCGGTCAACTCGGCCCGCAGCAGCCACAGCACCGCGCGCCTCATGCCTCACCCGCCAGCGCCGAAAGGGCGGCAGGCCGCAGCGCCGGGTCGCTGATCGCGCGGGCCACCACCCAGCCGGACGGGGCATTGAACCCCTCCCACCAGTTGTCCGCCGTGGTCGCATCCACCTGGAACACATGCGCCACATGCGCCGGGCTGTCGAACGTGTCGCGCACGAACTGCCTCCAGACATGCGCAAAATGCTGGCGGTAAGCCAGCACCTCGCGCCGGTCGGAAAACTTTCGGGGGGACATGCCCCTGGCCTCGGGGCCAGCCTGGCCCTGCGGGCACACCGGCACAGCCCCGGAACGGATCGGCGCAGTACATGTCATTCAGCAGCCTCCTGTGCGAATTGCGGGCAGGCGCGTTGCGTGCTTGTTACACGCGCCGCGTGCGGTAGGTTGGCCACACGATCACCCAACGGAGGAATGAAATGAGAGACCCAAAAACTGACGACCTTCGGATCGTCATCAATCTTGACTTTGACATCGAAGCCGACGGCGTCTCCACCGAAGGGGACGAAGACCTGATCGATCCCATGTGGTGCGAAATCGAGTACGTAGACGGCCAAGGTGAACTGCATAGCCGAGAAGTCATCCTGCAAATGATCGAACGCAGGAAACGCTACCCGTCGATCGTTGCCAGTTTGGCCGACGACGAAGAAAAAGTGCGCAGTTTCAGGATTGACCGCATCCAGTCGATTACGACCGAACACGGTGAAATCTACGAAGGCACCAGCTTTCTGACCGAGGTTCTGGGACTTAATATAAGTCCACGCAAGCTGCTTAGGGCACAGCCGACGCAAGAGGGTGCGACGCAAAGGCCAAAGAAGAACCCGCCTTGGGCCCCCCCGCAGCCTGGCACGGCCACGCTTATGGACTGCATCGAGTCGCCCCTTTTGGTGCTTGTCGCCTGCGCCATGATCGACGGCAGCTTTGACGAAGCTGAACTGTCCTGTATCCGGGCATGGGCGGAAAGCGAGGCGCGTTTCCTTCACCTCTCGGGAATAATCCCGGAAACCTCTGCGCCCGAATTCGCATATATATTTCGCCGGATAGATGCCATGAGGCCCGCGATCAACGAAAGACAGCGCCACATGGCAATCACAGCGCAGATGACCGCCGAGGCCATCACGCGCTTCTGCGCAGCGCTGCGAGAAGTCGCCAATGCGGGCAGCGGCCATCCAGACAAGTTGAGTTTGGTCAGCGATTTCGACATCCTGCGGCAGAACCCGTACATGCTGCGCAAGCTGCTGACGTGAAGGGGCGGTCAAGTGGTTCACAGCGCACCACCCCGCCGTTTCTTTGGTCGGCGGTGAATGGCCAAATCCTCGAGAGTCAAGGCGCTGCCGCGTCGTGCGGCAGCCTCGATCAAGTCGGCATCATAGCAGGCAGGAATGTTCCCGCGCCCGGCCCAGGAATGCACCGTCGTGTAAGGAAGGCCGAGATCATCGGCAATATCCCGGATCGTTGGCCAGATGTGTTGCAGGTGTTCCATGCGGGCATTGATACGCACCATGCGTATTGCCGTCAATACGCAATTTGCTGACTGTGATCAGCACCCTGCGAAGGTACCTTTGGAACACGTCTTTTGAGGAGAAAGTGGATGCTGCAAGAACTGGGAGACAACCGGGATGCCGTCGCATTGCGCCTCATCCGGGTGCGCGAGGTCCTTGGCTACGATCAGAAAAGCTTCGCCGAAAAGGCAGGCCTGCTTCCACAAACCTACGGACCCTATGAAACGGCCAAGCGCGAACTTACGCTGACGTCCGCGAAACTGTTGCGCAAGGCCTATGGGATCCCGCTCGACTTTCTGTTCTTCGGAAAGACAGATGACCTGCCGCAGAGAATCGCTGCCCACCTGTAGGGCAGCCCATCAACCAAATCGGCCCAGAAATCTAACGGCAAACCCGTTTCGGCGCGTGCTGATTTCATCAAGTCAAGCAGGCAAGCTTCCTGTTTCGGCGTCATTGGTTTCCCTCGTCTGACCTTCTACCTCTGTTAGAACAAAATCAGAACAACTCGCCATTTTGTAAAGAGCCTTTTGGCGTCACGCCATCTTTCCACAGACTTCCTCACAGGAAATTCGCTGGCTTGCCTGTCAGGGCATCCAAGAGCGATTCTTGCATTGGCAGCCAGCCGCGCATCAGGTGAATACGCATGGTGCGTTTTTCGGTGTTTACAATACGCATCATGCGTATTACACATCTTCCCACAAACCCCGGCACGCCGCCGGGTGAAGGGGAGAAACCGCCATGACACCGATCCACACAAAGATCAGCTACGACCCGCGCGGCTTTGACGCTGTCGTATGCGTCCTGACCGACAAGGCGGAGGGTGGGACCCTCGCCTTTCGCTGGCTCTTGCGCGCCTACGAAGGTTAAAGCATCCCCGAATTGACCCGGCTTGCCATTGAAAACGGTGAGCCGTTGTCAGCGGTGCAGTGCCGGGAAATTTTCGGTCATCAAGAAAATTACGAAGCAGCCTGACGCAACACACCCGGGAGAAACCGATGACCCCCGCCCCCCTTCACCTGCCACCCGCTGCCACAGCGGCCCATGCCGGGCCGAACGTGGTCCGATATTCTCTTATGTACGCAGGCCTTTGCCCGAAAGAGACGCGCCTTGCCGCCGCCCGCGCCCTGATGCAGCCCGATGCGGGCTGGGATGGCGTTAACCCCCGCCACCTGCAGACCGCCTGCGACATGCTGCGCCAGATGGGCAGCCCCGCCGATGCCGCACTGGCCGACGCGGCACAGCCGCACATCACCGCGCACCGGCTGCGCTGGGAATCGGAACACCCGTTTCCCCGGATCGCCGTCGCCCTTGTCTTCTTTGTCGGCTTCATTGCCTTCATGTTTTTCACCTTGGCGGCGCAGCCATGACCCCCGCCCCCACCATCACCCCCTCCCACTGGCAGCGCTTTCACCAGCTGGCCGCTTTGATGCGCCGCCTTGGCGGGGTCGGGCCCACGGTGCGGGAATGCGCCGCCGCCTGGGGCGTCTCTGCCGGCACCGCCCGCACCACGCTGGCCCGGCTGGCCGACGCGGGCCTGATCCGCAAACTGCCCGCCCGCGACCGCGCCATCGAACTCTGCCGCACTTTCACCACCGCCCCCGGCCCCGGCGGCCAGCACCTGATCCCCCACTGGCCGGAGCATGTGGCATGACCGCACCGAACCTGCCGGTCCTGTATCAGAACATCATGTTCGGCCTGCCCGATGACCTTGCGCGTGACGCCTTTCTTTGGGCATCGGAACGCACCCAGGACGACCTGATGCTCTACAAGGCCGAAGACTTTGCGCGCGAAGTTCATTTGGTGATCACGCGCCTGAAACCTTGGCTCGACTTCGCCTTCCGGCGTCTTGGGCGCGATCCTTCCGACCCCGCCCTGACGCCCGACCTGATGAATTTCATCCTGAAACGTCACGCCAACTGGCGCTTCGGCGGCAACGTGACACCGTCCTACGCAGGTGCCCCATGACCCATCCCGACCCCGACCTTGCCCGCCACGCCGCCCGGCTGGGCCGCCGCGCTTCCGGCCTTGCCGCAGACCCGCCTGCGGTCTGCGATTTCTGCGCCGAACCCGACCTGCCGCTGCAGGCCACCGTGATCCGCGATGCATACGGCCCCTGGGCGGGCGACGTGATGCTTTGCCCCCGCTGCATCGTGCAGGTGCAGCCATGACCCAGATCCCCCTGCCCCGCCGCGCGTCGAACGTGGTGCCCTTCCCCGGCAGCGCCCGCATCGCGCAGAACGAATCGCGCCTTGCCGCCGCCCGCGCCATACTGCGCGACGGTGGCCGGCATGACACCTTCACTGTGCTGATGGCCTGCAACACGCTGATCGAACTGGGCACTGCCACCGACCGGGAACTGGCCGATCTGATCGTGGCGCAAACCACCGCGCACATCATGCGGCCGCCGCTGCAGGCCACCGCCCGCCCGGCACCCCCCGCCAGGATCGCCCGCCTGCACCCCGTGGCCCGCCTGGCCTGCGCCGCCGCCACCGCCCTGCTGGTGCTGCTGATCGTCAACGACACCCCCGCCCGCCTTGCCGCCACGCTGCTGCAGGCCGAACAGATGAAAGACTGGTGACATGACCGACACGCAAAACCACACCGACGACATGTTTCAAACCCGGATCACGCTTGATCCCGCCGAGAAGGATCACATGCGGCTTGAATCCGTCTCTGACCGGATTCTGGCCCTTGCCGAGGCTCTGTCAGAGATCGACGCAACCAAAGCGGCGCTGCCCGGCGTCATGCTCTGCCGCGCGGTCATCGAAAAACTCCTCAGCGGCTACAAGATGAACCGCTCTGCGCTGGTCTACCGCATCGCGGCACGTCACGGCATTAACGCGCATGAAGTCGGCGAGGTCCAAACCGCACACGAAAATGGCGTGAGCGTGCTGATCGTGTTCCGCGAAGGTGCGCAATCACCAACCTTGCTGATGCCATGACCGACAAAATCCTGGAAATGAACGAACAGATCATTCCCGCCTACGTCGAGTGCATCCCGCTTGCACCGATGACCGAGATAACTGTCCGCATCATGCGGCAACACGTTCAGCGGGCAACAGAAAGCCTTGCCAGCGGCGACGTGGTGGCAATGCTTTTGGCATGGGCAGACATCAAGGATTACAAGCTGTGACCGACACCCTTGAAAAGGCCATCGACTGGATGGACCGCGCCCTGCGCGAAACACGGGAAACGCTGGCAGAGATGGACCCGGACAAGCGGGAAGAGGCGACCCGGAATGCGGGCTATTGCTTTGTTGACCGGGCGATACAGGCGGGTGCCGTCGGGTCGCTCAGCTCCCGTTGGGACGGTCGGACATCATGGCGTGTTGAATGGCACCAAATTGAAGTGTGCGCCCACGTACCCTTCCTGACCATCTTCGACATGTGGCTTGCCGCCGCACGGGTAAAGGCAGGTGCGCAATGACCTTCGCCCTTGGCCTGTTCACCGGCCTTATCCTTGGCGCGGTCCTGACCCTTGGCGCGATGCACGCGGTCTGCCTCTGGCTGGCCGCCCGCGACGACGATCCGCGCCCCGCCCCTCCCCGGTAGGCGCGGCACTGCCCCCGGCGGCCCCCTCTGGCCGCCGGGGAATTCCCCCGAAAGGCACCCCCGATGACAGCAGATCACATCTTACTGGCCGAACTTCGAATTGCCGAAATCGACGACTGGTTTGCCAAAGCCACCGGATGGGGCAGTTGGATGGTCGAAGCAGCAAACGAGCGCGAAGGGCTTGTGAATGCCCTGCGCAAAGAGGGCCACCAGATCGAACATAAGCACCAAGCCCGATCCGGCACAGGAGGCCGCGTTGACTGACACAGCCATGAGGGACATCGAAATTCAGATTCTGCGCACTGTGGACAAGGTCGACAAGATCGGCGTCTCCGGCGTGATCGATCTTTTGCAAAAGCCCGCAGAACAATTTGGCGCTGGCCTTGATCCGCTCAGGGCGGAACTGGTTGGGTCTTTTCTGACGGCGCGCGGCGCGACGAACGGCGAGACTCTGGAAAACCTGCGCGCATGGTTTCCCCGCGCCGATCTGGTCATGCGCCGGTTGAAGCTGCTTGTGCTGCTCGAGGATATGGAAGGCGAAACCGCGCTTGACAGGTTGCTGTCCCTGCGTCCGAACGATGACCAGACATGGGCAAACGACGGCAGACCGGCCAACATCGCATGGGCGCTGGACGATCTGGCGCACGCAATGACCTGCGCCCACGCCGCCCTCGCGCAGAAAGGCGGTGTGTGATGGCAAAAACCCCGGTCAAACGCTTCGATCTGATCAGGCTGGAGGTCAACGGCGTTGCGCAGCTTTACCGGGCGCGACGGTCGGTCCAAGACATCGGCAACCTGCGCCTGTGCGACCTGCAACATGATCCGGTCGCTGATGCGAATGCTTTTTTGGACCGCGTGATGAAAGGAGGCGCGTGATGGCTGACCGCCCAATCCTATTCAGCGCCCAGATGGTGCGCGCCTTGCTCGACGGGCGCAAGACGCAGACCCGCCGCATCATCACGCCTGGCAATTCCCTGTTCAACGGCGGGCGATGGTCTGCCCTGCACAAGCGGCAGGAATGGGATTGGGAAGGCGCATGGGTGGACGGTGGCCCTTCGCCCATGGGCAATCCGGGGCCGTACCTGAAACTGCCGTGGAGGGCCGGGGATGATGACTTTGAAGGCAGCGTGCATCGCATCTATCCGGTCATCCAGCCGGGGGACCGGCTTTGGGTGAAAGAGGCGTGGCGCACACAGCCGAAGAACGACCATTTGCCTCCGTCCGGTCTTGATCCCGCCACTGCTGCCGTCTGGTTTGATGCGTCATCGGATTGGCAATACGACTATGAGAAGCCGCGCTACCGCTCTGCCCGCTTCATGCCCCGCTGGGCCAGCCGCCTGACCCTGACCGTCACCGATGTACGTATCCAGGGGGTGCAGGAAATCGCCGAGGCGGATGCGGTGGCAGAGGGTGTGACGCCCTACAAGCCCTGCTGCCCGGATGACACGACGCCCGCCGCCGATGCCTTTATGGACCTCTGGAACAGCCTGCACGGCCCCGCTGCATGGGATGCAAACCCGTGGGTGTGGGTGAAGACCTTCGACGTGCATCTTGGCAACATCGACAGCATAGGGGGCGGGGAATGAACACATTTTTCATTCTGGTTTGGGTCGTCGGGATAGGCGCAGCCTACCAAATGTTTCGCGACAGCGGCTCTGGTAGATTGGACGCCGCATTATCCGCAGTCCTTTGGCCAGCGGCGGTAGGGGAATATCTCGTGCGCAATTTCATGGAAGAGCGGGGATGACCCTCACCGCCTTGGCGCTCAGCTGCACGCTGCTTTTCATCACCGACGGCGACACAATCCGCGCCGCCTGCCCCGACCCGGTGATCATCCGCATCGCCAATATCGACGCGCCCGCAGGCGCCGACTGCCCCCGTGACGCCGCGCGCTCTGCCGATACCCTCGCAGCCCTGCTGACCGGCACCCTCACGGTGCAGCCGCTTTACCTCGATCGCTGGGGCCGCACCGTGGCCACCGTCACCGCGCAGGGCCAGGACGTGGGGCAGACCCTGCTGGACGCAGACGCGGCAAAGGCATGGCCGCATGACAGCAAGGGCCGCGCGCAGCAGCCCAGGCCGAAATGGAAAGGATGCAAATGACCCTCCCACCCGCCGCCGCGATCATATCTGACACCTTGGACAGGGCGAAGTCGTACAGCGGCAATACCTATTGCATCCTCTTAACTTTGCATGGCGTTGCAGAGTACATGGCCCAAAAAACCTTGCGGGAAGTCAAGGTCACGTTCCACCTGAGCGGCGAACTGGTCACGCTGGAGGCCCGGCGTTGACCCGCCCTGCAGCCGTAACCGAATCTTACGCGCCCCGCACAGGATGCCACTGCGTTCCTGCCTACCTTTTTGAATGCGCAGAGGCCTGCCTTTCCGATGCCGCAGCAGATTCCCTCGACGCCACCCTGTTCTGGTATGCGCCAAACCCGTTCCCCGAGGGCCGGAAGAACCAAGCCTCAATGTGGCGCGGGGCGCGCCTTGCGGCTGCACGCAAGCTGATATGGTGCTGACATGACCGCCCCCGCCCTTCTGACCCCGGCAGAGGCCGCCGCGCGCCTGAAGGTCAGCGAAAAGACCTTGCGCCGCCTGCGGGATCGCGGGCTACGCTATGTCATGCTCAGCGCCGGGTCGATTCGCTACAAGGCCGAAGATCTGGTCGCGTTCATCGAAGCAAGGTCACAGGAATGCCGTTCCGCCCCAAAAACTCCCGCTTCTGGCACTATGACTTCCAACTCCAGGGTCGTCGATTTCATGGCTCTTGCGGGACCGAAGATTTCGAAACGGCCAAGGGGATAGAGTCGCAGGCCCGCGTCGACGCCAGAACGGCGCTGCACCATGCCGCCGCCACCAGGGGCGTCTTCACTTTGTCCGAGGCGATAGGCACCTACTACGCCGATATCTGCGACCGCCAGCCAAGCGCGCGCACCAGCCTGTCGCAGGGCAAGGCCATCCTGCAGGTCTTCGACAGGCCAAAGCGGCTGGATCAGCTGACCGATGCCGATCTGCTGCACTACGTCGCCCGCCGCCGCGCCACCGTCTCCAACGCCACCGCCAACCGAGAGCTGCAGTTCCTTGGCCGCGCCCTGCGCCACATGGCCCACTACCACGCCGCGACCGTGCCGGTGCTGGACTGGAAACGGCCCCAGGCAGCCGAGCCGGAAGAACGGGTGCGGGAACTGACCTGCGATGAACAGGCGGCCCTCTTTGCCGCGCTGCGCACCGACCTGCACCCTTTCGTGAAATTCGCGCTGATGACCGGCGCGCGCCGCGCGACGATCTGCGGCCTGCGCTGGCGCGACGTTGATCTGGCTACATCCCGGATGCGCTTTGCGCTGAAAGGCGGCAGGACCATGTTCTTTCCGATCAACCGCGAAATGCAGGCCTTCCTGGGGTCCCTGCCCCGGTCAGACCTGCCGTCCGAAAAGCCCTTTGTGCTGACCTATGTCGATCAGACCGGCAACGCCAGGCACCGCCGCCGCATCAGCCCGACCGGTGGCGGCGTGCATGACGATTTCCACAAGGCGGTGATCGCGGCCGGGATCGAAGACTTCCGCTTCCACGACCTGCGCCACACCTTCGCCACAAGGATGCTGCGCCAGACCGGCAACCTGAAACTGGTCTCACGCCTGCTCGGCCACACCTCCATCGAAACCACAATGCGCTACGCCCATGTCCTGGACGCCGATCTGGCCGAGGCAATGGCGGGTTTCAGGCTGGAAACACTCACAACCAGAAAGATGAAACATGTCGAAACTTGAGATTGTCAGCAATCTGACCGAACAGGATGTAAAGGCAAACCGCGCCCGCGACGAAGCAGTCAGGGCGCTTCAAGCGCTAACTGGCAATTTGCTTCGAATCGTCCGAGGTGCCGGAAAGCCGTATGAATTGGATAATCTTGCGGTAGATTATGTGCTTGCACACAGAGCCTATTACGAAGCTGCCGGGCAGTGGTTGGGTGACAGCAACATGCACATAGCGCTGGATGTCTGCCGGGACGGGTATGTCCCTGGTGATGACTCTATGAGCTTGGTCCTGACCGAAGCTTTTTGCAGTAAAGAGGATGCTATTCAAGCATCGCTGCAAGTCGCCGCATCGCGCATCCTTGGAGATAGTGTTCGGGAGTCACGTGGCAAATCGGACCTGATGAAGGCAATGCAGAGATGGGCTTTTCGCGGATCAGTCCCGAAGAAAATCCCGAAATCATGAGCAAGCCATTGATTTAAAACAATCGCCATAGGCTTCCCAAGCTGAATACGAGGGTTCGATTCCCTTCACCCGCTCCAATGCAATCAGACGCAAGCTTTGGAAAGTAAAAGGTTTGCCCGCATGCGCCTTGTTTCCCAAGCAGGCCCGAAAAAGCGGCCAGACGGCCAAAACCGGCCAGTTCGGGACATGAACGCCCATCGAGTCCCGAAGAAAGTCCCGAAGCGGTTCGCGGGTTGTTCCGCGCCTCACCGCCGCGCCCACATCCCGGCCGCCAGATGCCCCAGCGCCCCGATCAGCAGCGCCACCGCCAGCGCGCCGTTGCCGCTGATCCCCAGCCCGCCCGCATCGGTTTCCTGAAACACCAGCAGCGGGCAACCTGCGCCCCATCCGGCGGTGAACGCCGTGTCATGAATGGTGTCCCAGCAGTGCCAGCCCTGCACGCCAAATTCGAACAGCAGCACCAGCAGCACACAGACCGCCCAGATCTCCCAGCGGGTCGGGTACTCGCCCCGCGTCGCCCAGCCCACCCAGGACACCAGCAGCACCAGCGCCAGCCCCAGGGCCGCATGTGCGCCCTGATTGGTCATCCACTCGACCGGTTTACCCTCAAAATCGTCCGGCTCAAACCATTCCAGCAACAGCGCGCGGAACCACAGCATCAGCAGCGCCACCGCGCCGGCCAGACCCCATAACAGCATGCCCGCCCCCGATTCCCTTTGGGGGCAGGCTAGGCGGGCAAACGGCCCCCGGCAACCGGCGCGTCACACCCGCCGTCACACATCCTGATTGATCCCCACCCGGATAAACCCGCCGTTCGGAAAGGTCTCGATCTTGCCATCGGCATAGGTCACGCGAAATTCCGCCTCATACAGCCCCGCCGTCGCGGTATCCCCGGCCTGCCAGCTGTATTCGACCGTCGGTGTGCCGGTGGCGGTCACCACAAGGGCACCCACATCCAGAATCACGCTGCCGTTGCGCGCCCGCATCTGAAACCGCACCGTGGCCCCGGTCAGATCGACAGTCGCAGGTTCCAGCGCATAGCGGATCGCCGGGGCGGTATCGCCGCGCTTGATCGTGAAACCGTTCACTCCGAACCCTCCTTCAATGGTGCCGCCATTCGCCGGATCGCCGGGGAAGGCAAAGCGGGTGGAAATCAGCGAGGGGCTGTACCCGATCACCACGGCCACGCCTGCCGCAGTGCCCACAGCACTGGCCGTCGACGCGCCCTGCGCCGCTGCCGTTGCCGCGCCTGCCGCAGTGCCCGCAGCACTGGCCGTCGACGCGCTTTGCGCCGCTGCCGTGGCCGCGCCCGAGGACGTTCCGGCAAAGGCCAGAATCCGCGCCCCCTGGGCCTGCGCCGTGGCCAAACCGGCAGCGAAGGCTGCCCCCGCAACAAGTCCGCCGCCCGCAGGGCTTTGCCCTACCGCCGTTGCCGCGCCTGCCGCAGTGCCTGCAGCACTGGCCGTCGACGCGCCCTGCGCCGCTGCCGTGGCCACCCCCGCCGCCGTGCCCGCAGCACTGGCCGTCGACGCGCCCTGTCCCGCCGCCGTCGCTGTGCCAGAGGACGTTCCGGCAAAGGCCAGAATCCGCGCCCCCTGGGCCTGCGCCGTGGCCAAACCGGCCGCGAAGGCTGCGCCCGCAACAAGTCCGCCGCCCGCAGGGCTTTGCCCTACCGCCGTTGCCGCGCCTGCCGCAGTGCCTGCAGCACTGGCCGTCGACGCGCCTTGCCCCGCTGCTGTCGCTGTGCCCGAGGAAGCCCCGGCAAAGGCCAGAATCCGCGCCCCCTGGGCCTGCGCCGTGGCCACCCCCGCCGCTGCGCCCGCAGCACTGGCGCTGGCCGCGCCCTGCCCCGCTGCGGTTGCGGCACCCGCACTTGCGCCAGCAAACGCAAGGATCGCGGCTCCCTGTCCTTGCGCAGCGGCACTGCCCGCCGCCGACCCTACGGCGCTGGTGATCCCACCACCACCACCGCCGCCACCCGCCAGCCGGGGAACACGGTTGCGCAGCATGTCAGTCTCCGATCAGGGGCGGGCGGTTGCGGAAAGGATGGTTGGCGGGGAACCGCTCGGTCAAGCCGTATTTATGCGCCAGATAGCCATGCACCTTGTTTATCGTGGGCTGGTCCAGATTGGCAGACGAATAGAGTATCTCCGCCACCAAGCCACGCCAGTTTTGGCCAGCAGGGCTACCTGATGCAGACCCCACTCCAAGCGCTCGGGAATTACGTTTCATCGCAGTCAAGGTGCGCGTTGCCTCGACTACCCCGTTGCCCTCCAGATAAGAAGCTGCCTGTCGCTTCCAGTGCAGCACCTTTGGGGCCGCGCCCACCACTGACCCAGAGGCGCTAGAGTATTCAAAGGTACTAACACCGTGCGGCGCAATGTAAAAAAGGGTATGCGGTGCCGTGGTGCCCAACTCTGTCTGAAACACAAAGTTCTGGATCCCGCTCAGGCTGTGACCATGGTCAAAAATGGTAGTTACTGTCCCCGGCTGCGCGACACCGTCACCGCTGACCAGGATGAATACATCGAAGTCACCGGCTGGTGGAAGGAAGGCCGGTACTTCCATGTATTGATCGGCCCCGCCGAAATAGAGGCCAGACAAGCCGGAAAGGCTTGACCGCACGGGCTGGTTGGCTCCTGTGGCTTGTGCAAAATGCCTGCCGTTTCCGCTTTTGTCGCGCCACTGCGAAACACCTGTGCCAAAGCTGAGGCTGCTCAGGTCCGCCGAGTCCCACCAACCCGCAAGGTCCGGCAGGATCAGCGCAGGCGACCACAGCCGCCCCTGCAACCGCGCCTCGTCCAGCGGCGAAACCCCGCGCGGCATCAGCTGACATCCTCGTTGTAGGTGCGGACGTAGAGTTCGTTGCCGCTGGCCGCTGTGCTGTTGCCCGCGTTGTTTACGATCTGAAAGATCAGCGGGAAAGGATAGAGCCTGACCATCGGGATAATGGCAACCTTCGCGCTTGCAGGATCAGTCAGCGCCACCGTGTAGTTGTCAAATGCGCCCCCATTAAGGTCCGGCGTGTCGGTGCCGTCCCCGGCATAGACGCGCAGCGTTATCGACCCGCCCGGTGCCGGGTCCAGTGACCCCAGCTTGACCGTGACAGCGGCGTACAGATCGCGGACGCTGCTGTTGTCATAGCTGATCGCCGATCCGGCAGAGCCGTTTGCCAGCGAGTTGAACGTGGTGCCAGCAAGGTTGCCTGACCTCGTACCGGGCGCTGCCCATTTTGCGACCGACATCAGTTGTTCCCCCTTGCAATGCCAATATCTCGGGTCGTGACTGGCCCCACAGCTTCCTTCTCCGCCCAGGATTGCGGCACATCGGCCAAAGCCACCGACTCGTTGAAGGTCTGCTGCGATATGACTCCGGCCTGAAGCAGCGCGCCGAGCATCTGCGTTGTATTTGCGTAATCGTCGGCGGACGTCGCCGGGATCACACTGAGATCGGGATCGGTCAGGGTCGCAAAAGCTGTGATTGCGATCTTCCGCAGCAAGGTCTTGGCTGCAAAGTCCGGGTCGTCTTCATCGACCGTCCGTTCTGCCAGCATTTGCAACTCGGCAAATTCCATGCGCTGCAAAAACATTGTTTTCACAGGGTCGATTGGCACATCCACCCGCTTCCTGGGCAAGGTCGTGTCCGGCGCATTAAGCGCGTCGGCAACGTCTTCTTCCGCCATCCCGGCAAACTGCGCTTCCGCCACCTTTGCCGCGATTTTCTGTTCCCGGTTCATTCATCACCCCCATAGGCCCGCTTTGCGCGCGGCCATACATAAAGCACCAGCGCCACCGACGCGCAGGCCAGCCAGATCAGAAAATTGGCAGAAAAGTCCTCCACCCGTATCCAGCGGCCCGACGGTGTCAGATTCATCGTCAGCGCCACCTCGGCAGCCCCCAGCGCAAAGAACGCGCTGTCCTGCACCGTGTCGGTCTTCACCCACCGCTGCACGATCAGTTCGATCACGATCACATAGGTGGCCACCACCGCCAGCCCGATGGTCCAGACTGGCGGGGCCAGGCCCACCAGCTGCACCCAAAGCGCGCAGACCCCGTTCGTCAGCCAGCCGCCCAGCGTGATATGACCGATCTGGTTGATCAGCCCGTAATAGGGCTGGGCCGCAAACCGGTCTGGCGTGTTCAGCTCGCGCCAGAACGCGGCCCAGATCCCCAACTTAATCCTCGGTGATCGCGCTGGCGGCGGTCAGGCGCGGGGTCACGCCGGAAGAAATGGCGATGGTCGGGCTGATCGCGCCCTTGTACAGCACCACGCCACCGCCCGAAGAGGCAACGCCAATGGAAAAATGCGTGGCCGTGGCCGTGCCGCCGGTACAGGCCGGAAAATCCACGTTTGCGGCCGGCGAAACCGAGTTGCCCGTCACCACAAACCCGGCCCCGGACCGCGCCACCCCGACACGGGAATAGCCGGTATAGCTGACCTCGGATGTGGCCTGGGTGCCCGCCTCGCCCGGGTCTGCCGTGTGCAGCGCCAGAAACAGCTGCCCCGGCGTGGCGGCCCCGCGCAGGCCGGTGGCATCGCCGATATTGGCGATGTTCGAATTCTGGAACACCATCTGCAGCAGCGATGTTTCAAAGGCATCAGATTTGGACATGGGTCTTCTCCTGGGTTAGCGGCACGCCGCGTCGATGATTTCAATCAGATTCGCCCCCGAGACCGCCGCGCGGTCATCCGGGGTTTCCGCCAGGGCGGCCGCATGCACGGCCCGCGCCCCCCGCGTCGCCGTGCAGATCGCGTCACCGCTGGTCAGGCTTGCGGGCGCGCATCCGGCGACGGGCAGCAGCAGCATCAGTGTGAACAGGCGCGTCATGGGCCTTCTCCATTGTTTCCTGGTATCCCTTGGCATCGCGCAGATCGCGCGCCCTGGCCGCATCGGCGCGGCCCTTGGCGTACAGCCCAAGGCCCCCCAGCACCGCCGCCAGCGGCTTCCACAGCACCAGCAGCAGGCGCAGGATGGTGGCGGTCACAGCAGCGGCTCCTGCACCGGCACGGGCGCGGGCGGCGCGATGAACAGGTCCGGCTGCCGCATGGCCTCCTCGACCCGGCGGCAGGCAATGTCGAAATAGTCGGGGTCCAGTTCAATGCCGATGCCCTTGCGGCCCAGTTTCTGGCAGGCAACAATGGTGGTGCCGCTGCCCATGAAGGGGTCGAGGATGGTCTTGGCATCGGGCAGGAAGCCGAGGCACCATTCCATCAGGGCGACGGGCTTTTGGGTCGGGTGTTCTGCCCCGTCGATCATCAGAGCAACGCGGTTTTTCTCAGTGATGCGCAGCGCCTTTTGCTGCGAGGTCCAAGCAAGTTCGCCGTCCGATTGATTGATGCGCTGCCCCTTGTCCCAAACGAGCCAGCGCATAGACGGCGGCAGAAGATCGGCAAAAAAATTGCCGCCCCATATGACCTGATCCGCGCTGATGTTGAGAATTTGGCTAAACACTTCGGGCGCGGGCCTGTTGCCGTCCCACCCCTTGAATTCGTAAGCCTTGCGCCCGCCGTTTTTGCCCGTGGTTTTCACTTGCCCATCGCGGCCAATCCCATACGGCGGGTCCGTCACGACCGCATCCACCCGCCCCAGGCATCGGCATGACCTCAAGGCAATCGCCCAGGATCAGCCGGTGCGGGCCGATACGTTCTTCCCTCACGCCCGGTTCCGCGTGAAATAGCCGCTGATCGCCCCCACCGCGACCACGCCCCAGCCGATGACCTCGGCCTTGTACGGCCCAAGCGGATGGTCGGGCCAGGCCACGTCCAGCGCGCCGAACGCCCCGTTCACCACCACCCCGGCAATAACAAAGGCCCACCACTTGCGGGTCGGGGCTGCGGTCGGTTGATTGACAAGTTTGGCCATCAGAAACCTCCAGACAAGGCGCGCCACAAGCGCATGAAAAAGCCGCCCGAAGGCGGCGCGGGAACAGGATCAGGGGCCGCCACATCGGGCGGCGGCGCGGGCGGGCGGGGCACGGGGGCAGGGGCAGCGGGCCGGGGGGCGCTGGCGGCGCTTGGCAGCCGCCACAACGCTTTTTCGAACACATCCGCATAGCCCGAAATCAGCCAGGCCCTGTCCCTGCCGTTCACCACGCGCCGCATTTCCACATAGCTGTCATGGTCCGCCAGCTTCTGCCCGGTGAACCAGCCTTCCAGGCAACCGCGCACCAGAATCTTCGCGGCGATCTCCGGTTTCAGCGCTTCATCGGGAAACGCCACCAGATCAACGCCCAGCCGCTCCGATGCCTTGCGGTAATTGGCCCGCCCGGTGATCTGCACATACCCGCGCCCCCGGAACAGATACCCGTCACCGGGCCGCGTATTGCCCAGGTCGCGCCCGATGGGGGTGTTCGGCTCGTATTTGTCAAAATACGCCCTGCGGCCCCGTTCGAAGATCGGCTGCATGGTGGCATCTGTTTCGTGAAAGACCGTCGCCAGCAGATAGGCCCGGTGCGGCGTGAAAAGGCCTTCGGTGGCGGAAAGCAGGAATTCAACGCCCTCGACCTGTTTTGCGGTCAGCTTGCCCCCGAACAGGTCTTTGCGGATCACATCGAAAAAAGCCTTCATTTCCCGCGCTCCCTCATATACTCCAACGTCGCCTTCATGCCGGCCAGGGCTTCGCGCACCGCTGCCAGCTCGCGGCGCAGATCGGCCACTTCGCGCCGCTGTTCGTCGCGCGCCTCGGCCAGATCACGGTGCAGCGCCGCCGCGTCCCGCCGCATCTCTTCGCTCAGATCCTGCAGCGGGTCCGCCGGTTCTTTTTTTCCCCGGAACGACTGGATCAGCAGGTACAGCAGCACCCCGCCGGTGGGCCCGAAAATCGCCACCAGCTCTTTAAGCTGTGCTTCCATGCCCGCGCCCTCACCAGGCGCTGCCGGGCAGCGCTTTCACCCAAAGCCAGAAATACAGCGGCATGAACAGGATGCTGGCATAGATGCCCACCACAAACTCGCCCCCGGTGAAGATCGCCGAATAGGCGATGGCCGCGAACTGGGTGAACTGCACCACAGCCCCCACCAGCACCATCCACCGCTGCACCGGGCGCACCAGCCCGATCACGCACATCAGGCTGCCGCAAATCATGATGCCCGCCCACATCCGGGCGGGGTAGCTGTAGGCGAACTGCCCCCAGGTATCGGGGTTGAACCCGCGCGAACCGGTCAGCGCATCGGCCATGAACAGCGACCCGATTAGCAGCATCGCCAGATTGAACGCAATCAGCAGCGGCGCGTAGCGGTCGATCAGATCGGCAGACCGGGCGCGGGCGGCGGCGGCCGTGGCGCTTTTCATACAGGCCATTCCATTTCAGGAAGCCCCGCAATCGGGCTTTCGGGAATTGCCCCGCCCGCCTGCACCGCCGCGAGCATTGCCAGCGCCGCAGTCCAAACATCATCACGCCATGCCACGAACGCCGCGCCTTCGGCCTGCCATGCCGGGATTGTGCTTGCCGCGTAGGTCGCACAGGATACAGCCGAGGTATATCCGCGCGCCCGTGCCGTGGCCTCTACATGCGCCTCGATTGCAGCGGTATATGCCGCCTGCAATTCTTCCGGCGTTGGTGGGGGTGGGTCGGCAAGTTGCGGAACGCCATTGGCATCCGGCTTGATTTCCTTGCCAGACGCCTGACCCGCTATCAATTCGGCATGATATTCCGGCGTGATGTCAATAAGATCGCCCGGAAGCGCTGCGTAGCTCAGGCTTTCGTCGTAAAAGCCTCGGGTCGTGGCACTGTATTTCATGATCAGTATCCTATTGCCGACCAGCGATAGCCACAGGAACCAAACCCTGTGGATATGTGAAAGGTTCTCGCCTGCATTCCGGCGTTTGTTGCGAAGTCAACTGCGGTGGCGACAGGAGCCGGGGTTACAGAAGTAATCCCGGCCCATACAAGTGCGGTTGGGAATGCAACAGGAAACACAATATCCTGCAAGCCAAGGGCATTGGTAATGCCGCTGCCCGCCTTAATGCGCAGGCCACCCGGCAACAGTTGGTCAAGCGGTACAGCAAGGGTTTGGGCGAAGCCAAGAACAGATTGAAGCGTCGGCATGTCTACTGCCATAAACACCGATGCACCTACGGCTGTCGCGCCAATATCTGCGCGCACCTGCGCGGGGGTCCGGAACTCCAATGCAGTCCCCGCCGCATTGACCCGCGTCAGATTCAGCCCCTTGCCGGCAATGCTGGGAAAGCCGAACGTGGTTGCCGCCGCCAGCGCCTCATCCGCGCGCTCGTCAACAAAATCCACCGCATCCCCGACATAGCTGTAAAACCCGCCCGACAGCCAGGTCAGAAAGGTCTGTGCCTTGGCCGAAAAGGCCGCGTCAGACCGCAGCGGGGCTTCCGGCGCGATGGGCGGGGTCGGTTTCACCATGTCAGATCAGTCCTTCTACTTCCAGGGAACAGTCGGAAACGTTCGGCCCCGACAGCGTGATTGTGAAATCGCGGAAAAACCCGAAAACCACCGTTTCCAGGCGCCCGTCGCTGCCGATATACACGGTCGGCACCGCCCGTGCCGCCGCCAGCATCCGCCGCACATAGGCGGCGCGCGCCGTCAGCACCGTGCCATCATAGGTCACCCGGTCGGCATAGGCGCGGCGGGTCAGAATTGCATTCCCGAAGGTGTCCCGGTCCTTGCGCGAAAAATCCAGGATATTCACCTGCGTCCCGAACCCGGTCACGCCAAGATCGGTCACCTGCCCCAAAACCATTTCACCCACAGCCCCGGCACCCGTCATCGTCAGCGCCACCGTCGCCGTTCCGTACAGCGGCAGGTCCGTCAGCACATGGTCAGGCTGCGCAATCACCGGCGAAAAGAAATAGCTGCCCCAGTCGAACACCCCGGAATCGTCCAGCAGCGACAGCACCCGGCTGTAGACCGGCCCATCGGTCGGATCGACCACGGTCACCGTTGCGGTTGCCCCGCGCAAGCCAAACAGCGCCAGCCCGTTCGTCACCGATCCGTCCGGCGCAATGCTGATCCCGATCCCGGTTCCGGTCGACGGGTTGCCCAGAATAGTGTCGAACGCGGCAAAGCGGTTGACCTTGCCCACCCGGGTCCAGGTCGCCGGGTCTTTCGCCGCCCCCGTGACCGGATCATCTGCGGTCGATGTGGCCGCCTCATACAGGTCATAAGACGGCAAGACATACCGGCGCGTTCCCGCCGCGACTGTGCCCGCCGCCCAAACCGTTTCCGACAGCGCCAGATTGGTGGTCGTGATCTTTGCCGAATCAAAGGCGCGGGGCGTGATGATCTTCATGCCGCTCTGGTCCCGGGAAGTCCGTCGATATCCCAGCGCGCAAAATATTTCTCCATCTTCACAAATCTGTTGTTCATCGACGTCAGCAGCTGATCGGTCCGGACAGCCTGCATCGCAGAGCCAACGACATCCCCCATAAGCGGTTGGGCAGATGGCACAACCATGCTGGATGCCAGCGCGCCACGCGCCCGGTTGAAGTCCAGAAGGGTTGCAAAGTCTTCCTCTTTGAACCGCCCCATCGCTTCGCTCAGTTTCTGGGTGGCCTCGGCTGCATCCTCGATGCGCCAGATGTTTTCCTTCAGCGCCCGATTGGACGGGTCCAGGGCTTCCAACTCCCGGCGGCGCAGTTCCGTGGTGTCACCCTGCAGCCGCAGCAGCTCTTCTTCCAGCCCCTTGCGTTCCCCGGAAATGCGCTGTTCATCTTCCAGCTTCCAGATGCGTTCCTGCAGCGCCCGGTTGGCCGGGTCCAGCGTTTCCAGTTCGCGGCGGCGCAGCTCCGCAATATTGCCTTCAATGCCCAGCAGACTTTCTTCCAGGGCCTTGCGCTCACCAGAAATGCGCTGTTCATCTTCCAGCTTCCAGATGCGTTCCTGCAGCGCCCGGTTGGCAGGGGCCAGGGCGGCCAGTTCCCGGCGGCGCAATTCGGCGGTATTGCCTTCCAAGCCGAAGATCTGGTTTTCCAGCCCCGTGCGTTGCTGCGTCTCGGCCTGCACACGCTGCGCCTCGGCTGCTGCCTCCAAGGCCCGACGCTCCGCCTCTGCGCGCTTTTTTGCGCGACGACGCCCGAACAGACCGCCCAGCAGCGCCACCCCCGCGCCAATCGGCCCCAGGGCAGCAGCGCCACCCAGACCGGCAAGCAGCCCGCCGCCCGCAGCCCCGCCTGCAGCCCCGCCGATGCCCAGAAGTTTACCCAGACCGCCAAGCAGCCCGCCACCCGCTGCCCCGCCAGCGCCGCCGCCGATGCCCAGAAGTTTGCCCAGACCGCCCAGCAGCCCGCCACCTTTGCCCCCGCCGCCCAGCAGCCCGCCCAGCAGACCACCCCCGCCGCCGGCCGCTTTGCCGCCAATGGCAATCATGATCTGGTTTTTGGCAGCCGTCGCAATCATCTCGGCCAGCATCTTCTTGAAGCTGCCCATGATCGAATTCGTGAAACTCTTGAAGTCGCTGAACCCGCGCGACACAAAGGCACCGAACGCATCTGCCACATCCCCGACCAGCGGCAAGGAACCTGTCAACTCCTCGTTAAGCCGCGCGGCTTCCTTCGAATAGGCAAATTCGGTCAGCCCGTTCTTTTTCAGATCGTCCAGCTTGGCCAGTCCGGCGCGGTACTTTTCCAGCGGGGTCGTGCCATCCTCGACCGCCTTGTTAAGCCGCTCGACCTCCCGCGCAATGTCCGACAGCCCGGCAGCTTCGGCACCGCCAGCCCGGCCAGAACGTCCAACGCTGCCAGACGATCCAACGACACCGCTGAACCGCAGACCCGCACCTGTCACCGGCGGTGCAAAAGCCCCACCCTTCCATTGGACGCGGCTGCGCACCGAATCCGGGCCGGAAGATTGCCCGGTGCGGGCAAGTTCCCGGTCATAGGCCAGCGATGCCGCCGCCTGCGCGGCACGGAAGGTTTCATCGGCCAGAGACACGGCCATGTTCCGCGTCATTGCATAGACCTGATACGCGGCAATCATCTTGTCGCGCAAAGTCTCTGCCGCTGCCCATTGGTCGCGGTAGGAATTGCGAATTTCATTGGCCCGCAGACGCGCGGCCAGACCCAGGTCTTGCTCGGTCTTCAGTTGCTGCAGGGCAACGTCAATTTCCTCAATTCTTATGGTCAGGGCATCGCGTTCGTCTTCCGCAGCCTGGCGGAAACCAGCGGCGCGGTTCGCTTGCAGCGAGTCGATCCGCACAAGGATTTGTTCCCGCTCTTGGGTCAGGCGGTTGATCTCATTCAGGGCGCTCTGCTCTGCCTCTCCCGACGCGCCACTCGCGGCAATCTCCCGCTCAAGCCGAAGCGCGCGGGTCGATTCCGTCAGGCCGTCCATCATCGATTTAAGGCGTTCCGTTTCCGCAGTAAGGGCTGCGCTGTCATCCTTGGCCTTCATCGCCCCGGATGCCCATTGGAAAAGCGCGCCACCCCCTGCAATCACGCCAATGGTGACAAGCGAAATCGGCGAGATCAGCGATTGAAACGCAGTCAGAAGCAGCGGGCCAACCGTTCGGATGTTAGCCCCCATCGACGTGAACACACCATTCAGCTGCGAACCCTGCTGCACCGCAATCAGGAACGGCGATTGCCCACCCGCCAGCTGCACCCCGATGTCCTGGAACTGCGCCGCGATATTTCCGGTCTGCGCCGACATGCCACGGGCAAAACCGTTGAACCTGTCGGCGCTGACAGACGCGGTATTTGCGGCGGTCGAAACCCCGGCCAGTTCCGCGCTCAGGCGCTCCATATTCCGGTCGTACAGCGCAGTCGTGATCACGCCACTCTTGAGCGCTTCGTCCAGAAGCCTGACCTGTCCCTCGTATTTTTTTGACGCATTATAGAGCGGATTGAAGCGCTTCGACAGAAATTCGATTCGCTTTTCGAACACCGCCGCAGACTTCTCGGCACCTTTCAGGCCCCTTCCGACACCTGTGTCAATGTCATCGCCGGTTTTGCGCGCCTTGCGCCCGGTGACATTCATCCGTTGCTCAAGGCGTTTCAATGCCCGATCGGCATCACTGATGCCGGCCTGCAATTTGGCCGTACCGACCGACATTTCCGCATGCAGTCCGGCGACCGGGATTTGCGTCATGGCTGACTCCGCAGGGCAAGGTGGATCAGATACCCCCGCGCCAACTCATCATCGGCTTCGGTGGAAGGTGTTGCGGCCCTGGTCTGGCTTTGACCGGCCGGCTCATATTTCGGCAGCTTCCTCGGGTCGTGGAACGCCAGCCCGATCAGGTGCGCCAGCTCATTGGCCACAATCCGCTGCCGCTCGAAGGCCTGTCTTGTCCGGGCGGCGCTGGCCTGGATCACAAGCGCCGCCTCGGCAATGGTCACGTCCCAGAAAGCGGCGGGGTCTTGCCCCGCTTCGATCCAGTTCCGCCACCACTCGCCGATGATGTCGCCGCCGTCGCGCGGCGCGGCGCGTTTCCCTCATCACTCCCCGGCTTTTTGCCCGTCAGGTCTTCAAGACAGATGGCCAGAACCTGGCCAACCATTTCCAGCGACCGGGCGATGCCGATCTTTTCCATCAGTTCCATCGCATCCGCTTCGGTTGCCTCGGTCTGCAGCGCGGCCCAGAACAGCCGCCCGGCCCGCCGCATGTCCGAGGCATCCCTTTGCACGGCCGCAATCGCCGCGCCGATGGTCTCGCCGCTGCGGTCCTGATACCGCACCATCGCCCCCATCGACAGGCGCAGGCTGTACGACTTGCCGTCGTGATCGAACGAAACCGATCTCACGCGCCAGCACCCTTGGTCCAGGTCACCGCCCCGGTGATGCGGATCACCACCGACATGCCGATCAGCCCGCCAACGTCATCCGCCTGCAGCGATGGCGTCGGATAGCCCTGGAATTCGAACAGATCGCCGGTTGTCTGGCCCGGTGTCAGCGGCATCGTGACCCGGTAATAGGCCGGCGTATTCGATGCCTGGTCTGCCAGCTGCTGCTCATACCCCAGCGGGGTATACCCGGCATTGACCGTGATTTCGCCCGCGTCTTTCAGGCCCTTCACATATTCCCGGAACCCGCCGACCGAATCCAGGCTTGTCGCATCCTGGTACTCCGTCGACACCTGCGGTACCGGCAGCCCCTTTGCCTCCGGGATGCGGGTAAAGCTGTTCGCAGCCCCGGTCAGCGACCGCTCGACCTTGCCGCCCCAGGCGATTGTCTGTTTCGTCATTGGCTTTCTCCTCAGCCGAAGTGATAGTTGATGATGAAGTCCATCGTGACCCGGTGGTTCTGGGTCACGCCGTCGTCGTCGGGCAGGTCGCGCGCGCCTGCCAGAAATGCCCCTGTGATGACGCCGCCCTGCCAGGCATCCAGGGCCGTCCTGACCGCCCGCGACAGCACCTTGGCCTCGCCATAGCTTGCGGCCCAGCAATCCACCTGCACCCGCGCCCGCGACAGCCCCGGCCCGTCCAGGCTGTGATCAACCGGGCCGTCCGTCACCACCGTCAGCGTGAGGCAGGGCAAGGCCTGCCCCTGCGGCGCCAGCCCCCAGTTGATCCGCGCGGCCACCCGGGCCGAAATGGCCGGAACAGCGCCCAGCATTGCGCGCAGCGCCTCTTCCATGCTCAGCGCCCCTTCCGCTTGACCGCCTTTTCAATCTGCAGCCGCAATTCATCCGCCAGCCGCAGCAGCATCGCCCGGCTGTCCTGATCCCAGGCAGGGCGCAAAAACGGGCGCGGGCGGGAATGTTTCGTGCCAAACTCCACCAGATGCCCGTGCCGCCCGCCCATGCCCAGGCCATAGGACGTGCCCAGATACACGGCAGTGACCCCGGTTTCCTTTTTCCGGCCCTTCAGCTTGTCGCTGACCGTGATCGACCGGCGCAGATTGCCGGTGCGCACCGGCACCAGGGATCGGGTCAGATCGGCTGTCGGCTCCACCGCCTTGATCATGGCGCGCGTCAGCGCCCCCTCTTCCCGCCGCACCGACTGCAGGCGTTCCAGCATCGCCGCCAGATCCTTGAATCCGTCGACCTTGAATTCCATGCTCATGTATCGGCCCGCGCCGCTGCCGTGATCTCCACGCCCTCACGCCGCCCGATCTCTTTGACACCGGTGATATCGTACTCCCGGCCTTCGCAGATCAGCCGGTCCTTTGGCGTGATCTCCCCGGTCGCGAACGTCCACCGCACCAGAAATCGGGCGGTGATGCGGGCCGCCACCTGGGCCGCCGCAACCTGTTCCCCGTCCGACACGAACCGGCGTTGCGCCCAGACCGGCGGCCCGTAATCCGCCCAGGACGGAACCGCAGCAAACCCGTCATCGCTGGCGGTGAACCGGCGGAACTGCACCCGCCGGTCAAGCTTGCCCGCCTCCATCAGCTGCGCAGCAGCAGCGCGATCTGATAGGTGGCCGCAGCCCCGGCAGAGTTGGCAATCCGCAGAATATCCGCCGTGCCGGCCACAATCGCCCCGAACCCGCCGACCGCATCGCAGCCGAAGAACAGGAAAGCGCCCGGCCGCAGCGGGCCGAAGGTCGGGGTGGTGCCGCCCAGAAAGGTGGTGATCGGGCTGGTGCCGCCGCCGATGGTCAGGTTGGTGGTGTTGGGCGGCGCACTGGCCAGCTTCGGCGCATTGATGATCAGCGCCCCCACCAGCGTTGTGGCCGCGATATTCACGCCATAGACCGTCTGCAGCGCCGTGCCGTTCAGGTCCAGATCGTCGTTGGCCGCCGATGCCAGGGTGCGCTCATCGGCAAACAGCAGGTTCGCCTGCCCGGACCCGTTGCCCATCGAAAACTGCAGCACATCCTGCACCACAGCGCTGAAATTTGCCGCCCCGTAATCGTGGGCCCCCAGCTGGGTCG